TTGTATGTTTTTGGAAAGCGTTGGGATAAACATGTTGACGATTGTATGACAGAGATAATGGCGTACCATAAGCGCTTCAAAGCCGGTTCGATATATAATGAGGTTAATGCGGACAAAGGGTACTTGGGGGCTAATATAAGAGCCTTAGGCGTACCTGTTGAGTTGTATCATGAAAAAGAAAATAAATATATTAAGATTGCGACCAAATTAAGAAAGTATTGGAATCGCATTTATTTTTTAGAAGAAACAGATAGGGATTATATAAATGAGATCTTAGACTATACGGAAAATGCAGAGCATGACGATTCACCAGATAGTTTAGCGAGTTTAATCAGGGTGATTGATAACAAAGGGAATGAAGCAGATGAGGAAGAAACATACAATGCGTTGAGTAGTTTAGGCTTATAACCTTTTTTATTTAATGTTTTTTGTTTGTTTAGTAATATCTTAACCAAAGTTCCCGAGCCAGTACGAAGATTTGTCATAAAAAGGATGAAAGAAGGCGAAAAAAGTATGGTCGATAGTGTAAACGAGTTTGAGTATGGTGTGGATGAGCGATTGAAAGGGCAAAAGCTAAGGTTTAATGAAGAAGCGAACGAGCATTATATGTACCCGGATGATAANNANATTACAGAAGATGTTGGGTTGCTNTATGAGTATGTTAANCATCATGAGTCNAAGCAAAGACCTCGATTNGTNGAGTTNGAAAGGTATTATGAGGGCAAGAATGTAAGTATATTCAAGGCGAAAAGAAGAAAAGAAGATCATTATGCGGATAACAGAGCCAGTCATAATTTTGCCCAGTATATAAGCACGTTCATCCAAGGGTATCTAACAGGCGTTCCAATCAAGACGGAGTATGTCGTACCTAAAGAGTCTATAAGCGAAGAAGAGGTTGCATACCTTACGGAAGACGTTATGGATGAATACCGGTTAGCGGAAGAGATTGAAGTGAATAGAGCGTTACAGGTTTTGAATCGTAAAAGCGAAGCAGATGAGCATAATTCTGAAATGGTGTTGGATCAATCCATATTCGGTAGAGCGTATGAGATTGTGTACCGAAGCGAAGAGAAGGCGACCAAGTTCTCTAAGTTGGATGCCAAGAAGACATTTGTTATCTACGGTTTATCTGTTGAGAAGAAGCCTATTGGAGCGGTTAGATATATGCCTAATTTTTATAACCAAAACCAATTAGATGTTTGGTTATATACCAAAGATGAGGTTATAGAATACCGTACAGGTGTTAAAGACAAAGAAGGTATGACAGAGGTAAGTAGAAATAAACATGCGTTCGGTGATGTGCCGATTATTGAATATGAAAATAATTCTAAGCGTTCGGGCGATTTTGAATCAGTCTTGACCTTGATAGATTTATATGATTCAGCACAATCTGATTTAGCTAACTATTCGCAAGATTTAAATGATGCCATGTTAATGATTGAGGGTGATGTACGTTTAAGCTCAACAGAAGCAAGCAAGATGAAGAAGAACAATATAATGATCCTTAGACCGTCAAGGGATGCCCAAGGGAAGACAGAGAGTGTTTCCGGTAGGTATATCTATAAGCAGTATGATGTAGCCGGTACGGAAGCATATAAGGTCAGATTATTAAATGATATATTCTTAATTAGTAATGTGCCTAATTTGTTAGACAGTTCATTCTCTGGAACACAATCGGGTGAAGCGTTGAAAATGAAGTTGTTTGGCTTGACTCAAAAAAGAGCAACCAAGGAGCGGAAGTTTAAAAAAGGATTGAGAACACGTTACCGTTTAATTAAAAATATAAGTAATGTAGTAAGCGAGTTTGATTTTGAGATTGAGAACTTACAGATTACCTTTACAGAAAATCTACCAAGGGCAATCAGTCAAGAGCTTGAATGGTTCAATAAAATGGGTGGCGAATTATCAGAGGAGACCCTTTTATCACAGTTGTCCTTTGTCGAAAACCCAAAAGAAGAAATTGAAAAGATTGAATTGGAAAAGGTCAAAGAAGCGCCGGGCATGGATTTTGAGAATTATATTAATGAGGATGGCGAAGAGGTAGAAGGGGCAGATGCGGATGGTCAGCAAGAAGATGGAACGTAAGGATATAATCAAATGGATCAAAGAATTAGAAAAAGTTGGAGCAGTCCTTCAAGATGAGTATGATATTTTTTCTGATGAAATTAGAAAGTTGGTTATTGATTTCATCCAAACGCATGATGTTGAACCTGAAAACCTTGGGTCGTGGAGAAAGAAAATCAACCAAAAAGAAAAAAAGAAGTTGATCAATGCCGTTGAGGATTTAAAGATGAGTGACCTAACGGATAAAGGGAAAGAGGAAGCGAATCGGGTTACCATTCCTGACAAGCTTAATTATCTGGATTACCTAACTTTATTCAGTGGGTTAAAGATTATAAAGTTAATGAGCTTTTCAGAAAAAACGTTAATGAATACATTTGAGTTGACTATTCGTAGTGAGTTCGAGAAACAAGCGATTAATATTGGTTTAAGTAGGCAATATATTACCAATCATATAGATGATGCGATAAGGAAAGGGGTGTATGAAGGGCAGTGGAGCGAGAATATTTGGGGGATGTATCAAAAAGATTTGCATGATGATGTGAATAAATTAATAAGGGATAGCGTAGTAAGAGGACAGAACCCAAAAGTCATAGCAAGGAAGTTAAGGGAAAGGGTAGAGGTAAGTAGGTACAATGCGGAAAGGTTAATGAGGACGGAGCAAGCGAACATACAAGCGGTCTCACAACTTGAAGCCTATGATGCCCAAGGAGTAACGTTATATGATTTAGTTGTAGAACCGGATGGATGTATGCAGTGTAAAGATGTCGAAGCGAATAACCCACATTTGGTCGTTGGAGCGAAAAGAAGTTTGAACATACAACCGTTACACCCTAATTGTCGGTGCAGTACGGTTGCTAGAGTGGAATAGCATGGCGTTTGTGTATACGGTGTGTTAAAATAAAAACAGGCGTAGATGGGTTTAAACGTCAATTAAAAAGGAATGCGAAACAGATGTGTGTGGGATTGAAATTAATCGTGTGTGGGTCTGTGTAGCATTACCTGAATAATTAGATGCTAAATGTGTTTGGGCTAAAAGGAGAATGACAAAATGGTTAAAGCAATAAAAGATAAAATGAGTATGGACTTACAATATTTCGCAGAGGGTTCAGATGGAGCAGAGGGTTCAGATGGTTCAGCTAATTCAGAGGGTTCAGATGGAGCAGATGGTTCAGATGGTTCAGAGGGAAACACTACCTTTGATCAATCAGAGGTAGACCGTAGAATATCTAAAGCGGTTGAGAGTGCAGTGAATAAACAGAAGACCAAGTGGGATGAAGAAAAAACAATCGAGATTGAAGAAGTCAAGAGGAATGCCCAAGAGTATAGCCAGTTAACAGAAAAAGAAAAGATTGAAAAAGAGTTGGAAGGCAGAGAGAATACAATCAAAGCCAAAGAAGAAGAGTTGCGTTTAAATTCTTTAAAAGGCGATATTGAGTTAGATTTAAAAGAAAATGGTTTACCGGTCGGATTGTCGAGCGTTTTATCAAAAAGTGGAAGTCCGGAAGAAATAAAAGCAATGGTTAAAGATTTAAAAGTTGAGTTTGACAAAGCGGTGAATGTGGTCGTTAATGAAAAGTTAACACACACCGTACCTTCGGGTAGTGGTGGAATGAAAAGAAATAGCAAGGATGCAGTAAGTATAAGAGATAAAGCAAACCAATCAAGATTGATTAAAAAATAGGAGGAAAAAATAATGGCAGTAGATTTCACACCAAGCAATGTTACATTAAGCGAGCAACCGGATGGAACGATTCCAAATGATTATAATACATTAATCATGGGGGATATTATTGAGAACTCTAGAGTTATGCAATTAGGTGTTTTTGAGCAGATGGATAGCCAAGAAGAAGAATTTCAATATTTTGCAAATGGTATCGGTGCGTATTGGGTTGATGAAGGTGAAAAGATTCAAACAACTAAACCAACTATGTTACAAGTAACAATGAAAGCTAAAAAGTTGGGTGTTATCTTAGTAGCGTCACGAGAATATTTAAAATACCAAATGCCTGATTTCTTTGAGAAAATGAGACCTAAGATTGCAGAAGCATTCTACAAGAAGTTTGATGAAGCAGTTATTTTAGGTGAGGACAACCCATTTGTTCAGTCTATCGAAGGATCTATTGCAACAACGGGTAAAATTGTAGAAGGCGATATTAATTATGAGAACATTTTAGAATTAGAAGACGTCTTGTTTGCAGATGATGTAGACCCTAATGCGTTTATCTCTAAGACTCAAAACTCTACGGCTTTGAGACAAACGTCCATTACTTCAAATGGTGTAGTACAGTCAATGTATGACCGTCCAACAAATACAATTGATGGAATGCCTACGGTCAATCTACAATCGAGTTTGTTCCCTAAAGGCAGATTATATGCCGGTGACTTCGATACATTGAGATATGGCATACCGTTCAATATTTCTTATAGAGTATCAGAGGACGCACAACTATCTACCGTTACCAATGCGGATGGTTCACCTGTTAATCTGTATGAGCAAGAATTGATTGCAATTAGAGCGACAATGGATGTTGGGATGATGATTGTTAAAGACGAAGCGTTTGCTAAAATCGAACCCGCTCCGGCAGTTTAAAAAAGAGAGGTGAATAAACTTGACAAAATTTGTAGTAGTGAAAACGTTTGTTGATTTAGAAGATGAGAAGCATATCTATCGTGAAGGAGACAAGTTTCCTCGAAGTGGTAGAGCAAAAAAAGAAAGAATTGAAATGTTAAAAAATGGAGACAATACCTATGGTTTTTTCTTTATTGAAGAAGAAAAAGAAGAAGAAAAAGAAAAGGTAGAAGAAGAAAAGACTGATAAATAATGGAAATGTTAAACCGAGTAAAGTTGTTTTTAGGGATTGAAGTAAGTGATAATAACCAAGATGAATTAATTGCGGAAATAATCACAGTTACCGAAGGACAATTAAAGATGTTATTGGATGCAGAAACGTTGCCTAATGAGGTAACGTTTATCATTCATGAGTTAGTCATTCAACGATATAATAGATTAGGTAGCGAGGGTATGGAGTCTGAGAACATAGAGGGTTACTCTGTGAAGTATTCAGGCAAAGATTTTAAACCCTATGAAGACTTTTTGAGCAAGTTCATGCCGAGAGGTGCTATTGAGCAAGGGGGGGTGTCGTTTTATTGAGAAGGACACAGAAAGTTGTTTTTATAAAAAAAGACAATGCCACCGTTTCAATGGACGCAACAGGTAATTTTGTAAGAGGTCAGAGCGTTGAGTGGGTAGTGACAGCCCATGTATCTGATTTAGGTGCGGAGCGTCAGAGAGTTGTTTTTGGCGGTGTAATCAATAACAGGTATGCGGTCAGGATATTGCAAAGCCCACCTTTTGAACCTAATGAAATAAAGATAGGCGAAATGGTTTATAAAATTGATAAGCGGACAATCTTAAAAAATAAAAATGTTTATATTGTGAGTGAAGCCTAATGATCAATTTTAAATTTAATGGAACGGAACAGTTTTCAAGAAAGTTAAAAAAAACTGTTAACGGTCAAGTTGTTAAAAAGGTCATTCATGCAGATGGTGTAAAGCTTCAAGAAACCAGTAAACGAATGGCTCCAGTCGATACAGGAAACCTTAAGCGTATGATAAGGAATTATATAGAAGAGGACGGCTATCAGAACAGAACGGCGTCAGAAGCGGAATATGCGGTTAGTCAAGAAAAAGGAACAAGAAGCCAGAGTGGTACGCCACATATTAAGCCGGCGTTTGATGCAACAAAAAACCAATTCATAAAGGATATGAAAGGGGTGCTGAGTGATGAATAACCCAGAAAAAGAACTGTACAATGAAGTTTGGGATCGGTTAAGCGGTTTGAGTCAGTCAGTATACCCATCATTGCCTAATGAGGTTGGTTATCCTTTTATACACTTGCATAGTACAAACCTTTATGATGAAAGAGAAATAAAGTTTAAGCATGTTGGGCGAGTTGTAATCAGGGTAGACATTTGGCATGACAATGTGGATGAAGTTGGAACCGTATTGGATATAGCACAGAATATAAGGGCGTTAATATCAAGGTTAGAGAGTACCGAAGGGTTTCAATGGAACATAGAGCCTTATGGTGTGAGTACGTCAAATTTGATGGATGACACGACAAGCAAGAAGTTAAGACATTATACAATAAACAATGAATTAAAATTTGTGGAACGGAGTTGAA